GACTTCCAAGCAGAAAGATAGTCCTCGAACGAATCCAATATAACCATAGTTTCAATACTGATGTGACTTCCAAGAAATAACTTGAGTAGTTCTGGGTGGTCACCCTGTACGAATTTAAAGACTCTGTCATGTGTGTGTTTGTTCTTTTCAACATGTAGCAATAATGCGTCAATGTCGTTTTTAAAGGTTTGTGTCAGTGATTGTTTTCTTCGTTGCCATGTTACGAGGTTAGCATCCGACTCAGCATCACAGTATACCACGGCATCGTTACCATAAGCAAAGTTCGCAACAAAATATTGTATGACATCAAAAGGTTTATCAAACTTTCTTCCAAGTTTCTCAAAAATGAACCTATCATTACGGCTAGAAAATACATCTCGTGATCCTTTCACATGTCCATTAGTTTCAAATACGTCATAACCATCAGTGGTAAAGTGCAACTTAACAGCCATGTAGTATTTGTATACATTAAATCCGTCCACTTCGTTTCCTGAAATTATTAAACATCCAGCTGTGCTTGTTTAGGTAGCATGTTTGCTTCAATCATCTCCAACTGAATCTTATCCTTGAGGGATTTGTTAATCAGTGAAGCGATGTCCTGCGGATCGATAAAGTTCTCTGCGCAATACTCAAGCACAGCATCCATATACGGCATACGCTTTTCCCTTGCTCGTTTCTCAATGAAAAGAGAAAAAGATGAAGCAGTACTAAACTGATTTGTATTTTCTGAGGTAAGCATCTGTAGTCCTAATTAGTGATTGAAGTTCTGAATACTCATTGGACTTGCTGTGATACATTTTCCAAATGTTGGTATTCGGTTCATCAGGTTTCATTTTCTTCTCGAACATGTCGAGATACTTGTCAAACCACTTGTCCATGATCTTGGACTGGGTCAAAAGAAAGTTATGTATCTTGTTCAGTGCGGTCATGTCTTGATCAACAACGCACAGTGATACTTTTTCACGCATTTCTGTAATAGAAAGTTCCATAATCAACTCCAAATTTTAATTAAAAAGAATCCAGCTAGACAACACAAACCCCAGCTAATGTTGCCAAGGATTAACAACAACGCAGCAAGAACTACCAGTGCTACTGCCATAAGGTTAAAGAACATTAACCCCTCCGCATCGTTGCGATTTCTACTGCTTCTTCATTGCTGAAGATTGGTACTGAGTTTGACTTATGCATCGTGCCAATGCCAAGCATCTTAGTTCCTGTGTAAACCTGTTTGGGTTTTGCACTAGTGTCATGATGACCACTATTTAAACTAGGATGATACGCAGTTTCCCGCATGTATGGCTTTGGTGCTGTCATGGGTTTATGCTTACCCGATACAGGTTTTGTTTCGTACTTCTTTAGCATGGCTTCCCATTGCTCTTTCAATTCACGTTGAGCCTTTGTGGGCTTACGCTTTTTAGAAGACTTATCACGAACAAAAATCATACCCATGTTTACTCTCCCGCTGAGAAAGTTTCTCTAAAGAATTTAATTACCTGCGATTTTCTCGTGAAGATAAACTCCTTCGTCACGAAACCCTCGACAGGGTCTTCACCTTCTGTGCGCACAATGTAACCATTGGCGACTTTTCTGATTGTAATTTCCATAACTTAATTATACCTCATAAATGAATTAAAGTAAAGCGATTCCAAATTATGCCAGTGCTTTGTACAAGCCAACCAGCCCTATTGTCAACGATATTACATTTACTACCAGCTGTGGGCGATTCTTTACCCTAGCTGACCAAACAAGAAACAACACTGTGCCGATGGCAAAGGTTACAATGTTCCATGGATATGCATCAGGTCCAATAGCATTCGTTATGTGACCAGCCACAATAAACCCTGCACCGACCCACTGCAATATGTCGTCTTTACTCAAGCAACTTTCCTTTCTTTTGGAATCAAATTGCCATCGATATCTAATCGTGGCTCTTTGTACGTAATCACGCCATCGTACTCCATCTGAGACTTCTCAAACTCAGACATGTAACTGTCTTCTTCGATCGTCCAACCAAGGATGTACTCTTCTGCGTACTCACTCTTGTGCTCAATCTTTGCACGGATTGAGTCAACAATCATCTCGCACTTCTTGCCAAAGAAGTCATTCAGCTTGACATGCTGTTGCACGTCTTCGATGATGTACTCACTACCACCCTTAAACTTCCAATACTGAGGACACTCACCAGTGCCATCCCAGTCATGAGCACCATAGTTTTCGCGAAACTGAGTTGTGATTACGATCTTCATATTATCTCCAAAAGTTAGAAGAAGTTACGCCAGAGGGAGCAGTACTGCCCTGAAAACCCTTGCTGCTTTTTGCACGCATTTTTTGCTTGGGTGCACGTTTGGCTTTGACAATCTCAACAGTGCCACCAGACTTCAAGAATTTCTTAAGAGCCTTTTCGCCCTCGACACGCATTTCAGATTTTGATTTGTATAAAACTTGACTCATAATTTTCCCCTTAAACAGTTTCAGTCATTCGTGCTTCCATCATTTCTGACAGAATGAACTTTGCGATGTTGATGTTTTTGCGAGCCTGATCGGTGGCTTGCTCATGACCAAAAGTCATCAGTTCTTGCGCATCAGACAACACACCCATCGCAACCATTTCCAAACCACTCAAACGAGCAGTAATCGAACCCATGTATTCTTTACGGATTGTAGCTTCGGTCATACCGTAGCAGTTTTTTTCAAATTCAGTCATTTCGTTTCCTTTTCTAATCACTATAAAGTAATTATGCCTGAATTCCGAATTTCCGTCAACTGTTTTCTGCAAGTTTGGAAGGGTATTTTCGTTGCTTTTTCGCAACGCTTTTTGGGGTGTTTTTAGCCATTTTCGTGTTTAGGGGTGGGTAACCTTCCCCCGAAACCCTCTGGGACGATCCTAGGGCGATCTAAGCAGTCCTAAAAGGGTCTGTAGTAGTGAGTTTTCAGGTGAATCCTAACCCCAATGTGAAAAACCCTACACTCGGTAGGGTTATTTCTTAGGGTAACCTAAAAGGATTACTTTTTAGTACCTGTGGTTGGTGTGCCTGAGTGCAAGGTTGCCGCATAGATCAAACAGATTGTGTCTTGGTTTGATGCAAAGGAACAACGTACTGCTAGTGGGTCAACACCTTTCGCTGAAGCAGCTGCAATCGTGTCTGCCATAATTTTAGATTGATTTGTGTAGTAGTAGGTGCAACCAAAGATAGCACTGAGTACAACAATCGTTGTGCAGATGATAAGTGTGAGTTTTTCATGATTCAAAATTTTCTCCTATTTAAGATCTTTTACTAAATCGCAAAGACCAAGTTTCTTAGACTCCTGCGCATCAAGCCATACATCATGTGGTGGCAGAAGAACTTCACGAATCTGGGCTTCGTTCATCCCAGTACATTTCTTGTAATGTGCAATTAGTCGTTTGGTTGTAAGATCAAACTCCTTTACGGTAGCAAACAGTTCATGTTCTTTACCAAAAGCACCCCATGTATATTGGTGAGACAAGATAGAAGTGTTCGGTGTAAGAACACGATTACCTTTGACACCACTAATAAAGATTAACAATCCAGCGGAAGCAATCTGTCCCAGTCCGATGGTATGGACTGGTATCTTACTACCACGCATTGTATCAATTACTGCAAATGCAGCATTCAAATCGCCACCAGGAGAACAAACGATTAAGTTAAGTACCTCTGGTCGTTCCTCAGAAAAATTCGAATCAAAAACCCATTCGATAGTTTGCTTGCAGGTAGCCATTGTAATCTCTTCCATTAGTAGAAAATACGAGTGGGACAGATCGTCTTGTTCCAGTGCCAGATTCAGTTTTTTCATCATACTTGACATCAACTTCTCCATTCTTATAAAAAATATGTCTACCAATTTGCACTGTTTTACGTAAGTTCTTCCAATTTGGATTCACGTAGTCTGCATGGTAAAATGTAGCACCCTTTGTATTGTCTCTTAATATTTCAGAGTTAAGGTATGCGTACACTGCCATGTCTAATATAGAATTATACATCACTTGTTGTGCACTAGTCAAGTTTCTTGTAATGGAAGTCGTTCTTGGTTTATCTTCACACCACCATGAGAACTGACATGTGTTTCCAGTCTTTTGTTTTACTACACCACAGATTGAATCTGCGTAGTTGCCTGACCTGACTCGATTAAGTGTAACAACGGCAACTGCCATCTGTCCATCTCTTGGTTCATGTCCTGCTTCGAATAAAATGTTATCAGCCAAGCACAATACTTCTTTTTGTGCTGTAGGTGTTAGCTGTTTAAATGTTGCTTTGATCGGAAGTAACGATCTCTGATCTATTGTTACTGCCATAGCAGTTAGTATAACCACTATAAATGTTGCGATGATTTGTAATTTTGCTTTAGGCAAAGTCATCTCCTTAATTAGTTAAGAAAGAGAGCGGATGCTCTCTTTCAATCCCGTATCAGGTTGACTTCTTGCTAGTAGTCTTTATATCTTGGGGGACGTTTGAAACAAAACCATTTAAGACTTGCGCCTTAGCAATAATTTCGTGTTCAGATGGGATAGCAGGGAATCCTGGATGATCAGGAATCGTGCCACCATTGATTTTAGCAGATTCGACTTTTGTAGACCAGTCGTTGCTAATTTGTTCACGCTTACCGTAGTATTCATCGTTAAGCATGTCTTTTGCCATTTTTAAAAGTTCTAGGCGAATCTCGAAGGGTGTCATATTCGACATAAAATACTCCTTTTGTGTTGTGTGTAATGAAGGTTTTATTGGGATCCTTCAACCCACTGTCTATTATTTAGGCATTCTTACTTCGCTGGCTCGGTGGCTGGCTTGGCTTTTGGTGCAGGAACTGGTTTAGAAGTGGGCTTTTTGGCTGGCTTCTTTTCTTTTTTCTTGCTAAAATCTGGGGTAACCTTTTTGCGCTCTTTGACACCAGCAGGTTGTTGTGGGGCTTTGGTGGGCTCTGCGGCAAAGGTACTGGCAGTAAATGCCAACAATAAAATTGTGATTAAATGTTTCATTTGTTTTCCTTAGAATAAATGGGGTAGGACTTTCATCCCACCCCATACCAGCTAATTACTTCTTAGCTTCGGCTTTCTTTTCTACCTTCTTTTCTTCTTTCTTTACTTCTGCTTTAGCAGGTGCTGGCGCAGGTGCAGCTACAGCTGGTGCTGTTGCCTTTGCTGGTGTAGCAGGTGCTGTGGCTTTGGCTGGCTCTGCAGCGAAAGATGTCAAAGCGAATGCGGACAAAATTGTAGCGATCAATGTTTTCATATCATTTCCTTAGAAAATTAAAAAGTTAAACTAACAAATTCATCAGCTTCGTCACCATCATTACAGTACAAGATACTAAGGTATCGGTTGCTGTTGATTAGCAAAGACTAACTAACGATAGGTTTTAAAGAGACCTACCAACTCTCAAATTCGTGGTAGCTTATTCTGTTACGAGGAAAGCTACCGAAACCCTAAGCAGTGTTTAGGCTGCTAATGCGAACTGTTCGTCGTTTGCGTTTACGTTGTTTTACTTTTTACGACTATCTGTGTCGTGCTGTCCACGCATTTACTTGTTGCCCTGTCGAAACCTAGTCACCCCCATCAAAAGCATTCTTGATCTCCAGCTTACTTGTGGTGATCAACCCACTTTCAACCTTCTTAGATCCTGCGTCCAGTTTAGAATACTTTTGGTGGAGGTGGAGGGAATCGAACCCTCGTCCA